GCTAAAAAAAATAGCAACGCCAGTCGAAACAAAATAAAGCTGACCGCCTCCATATTGCGCCAATGCTAGAGATGATGAAGTGGAAACTGTGGCTGTACCAGCAGTAATTGTGCAAGTGCCCGCGCCTATATTCTGTATCCATAAACTTTGTCCAGCGCTAAACAAACTGGTATTAACCGTGATTGTTGTTGACCCGGCGGCGTTCATTGTTACGCGGGTTGAGGCGTCAGCTGCGGTCAAAACGTAACTGGTTGTTTTAGTCGATACTGGGAGCAAACCTATATTATTTAATTGATCTGCGGTCAGCACGTTTCCAGAAACGAACGGGTAGGGAGTAGTAGCCATGGTTTTAGTGTAGATCAGCCCAACACGTTTGTGCTGTCAATCGTTCCGTAGGTGATGTCGTTCAAAATCAGTTCATACACAATCGTGGTTGGTTGGGTCCAGTAGGTAATGCGGTGACCTGTTTGAAAATTTATTTGATGTTCGATACCTTCCACGCTGAGTTCTTGGGCAAATTGGGTGTAGGTGGTGGGTCCCGTTTGTATCGCTTTTTGAATTGCAATAGTTTGGCCAATATCCACTACCGCTACCGTGTCGCGTTGGGCGTTGGTGAGTGCTGCCATATAGGTTGACAGTTCGCTATAACGGGCCTCTGGTTCAGGGGTTAACAAATAGTTAGCTAGGTCTAATGCGGCGGCGTCATTGTGTAGCAGGCTGTTTGTAACGTTTTGGGTTTGGGTGAGGTATAGGGCACGGCTCGCGGCGTCTTCGGCTGTCTGGGCGCTTGTGGAACCTAAATGGGTAACGGCCGCATAGTTGCATACTTGATCAGCTTCGAACACGATATGCACCAGGTCATACGGTATTGCGGTTCCGTCATCGTGGAAATCGGCAACGCTGTTTGCCAATGTGTTGCCTATGCGTTTTTGAAATGTAAATACGCCGTCACGGGAAATGAACACGCGGCCCTGTTCGGCGGTGCTGTTAATGCTGTTGGCGTAAACGGCTACTGATGTTCCAAGGGGCACGGTGTATGCGGCTGAACCGCCCAGCGTGGTGGTGCCTGTTTCAATGTTTCGATGCGTTGGGCCTGTTGGGTAGTTAATTTCTGGTAGATCAAGTAGTGCAGAAATGCGGGTACTTGATAATTCCTCTGTTACGTTCCAATCTGATGTCAAACTGGATTGCGCTAATAAGTAGAAATCGTCAGCGCATGACACGTTAACTAGAGATAATGCACCTAACGGGTAGGTCACGTTGTAGTTAATGACATACCCAACGAACAGATATTCGAGCGTGTTTGTTTCGTCATAACGTCCAAACCGTATTTTGCGTAACGGTGCCAAACCTGGTTGAGCTGTGGCGGGGTCATAGTACGGGCTGTCTGTGTTGAATGGTGTTAGCACACCTGCGGCCGCTGTGTCGTTCAATGTTATTTGTGTTTGGCCATAAGTGAATTGGTCCCCTATGTCTTGCCGTCCACGTTTGATGTTTACATTTAAAACATATTCTGTTATGTCGGCGTAATCGGTTCCAGGTCCTAAAGGGTAATCACCGTTGAGCAAACCCCGGGTTGAGTCATCAAGTGTGAAACTGCCGTAATCAAAACCTGTAGCAATTTCTAGTTTGTAGTTACCTGCGGCAACAACACTTGTGCCAGCCATTAGTAACCGCTTATGGCAATTTGTGCGCTTCCGTTTTGTCGGTTAAACGCGCGCAGGGCGTTAACAACTGCGGTGCCAATTTCTGCACTGGTTGAAAAACCACCGTTTACATTGATTGTGTAATTGCCACCCATGCCGCCACCTCGACCTAATGGCACTACGGCTTCAGGTCCAGCCTCACCAATCATTGCCAGGGTTGGGCCTGTGACTATTCCACCGTTTGCCAACATTGGAATTTTAGGCATAGAAAAACCCATGCCACCTATGGCTGGTATCCATGACGGCAAGGTAAAACTAAGTTTGCCCACCGTGTTATTCCACAATGTTGCAATTCCGTTAAAAATCATTTTAAAACCGCCATACAAGGTTTCAAAATATTTGATTAATCCGTCAACCATAAATTTGCCTGCGGTAAGCATTGCGCTAAACACGGTGTCAACAACTTTTTTAACAATGTCAAATTTGAGATACAACGCGACAAGTGCTGCGATCAGTACCGCTATACCTAATGTCATAAAACCCACGGTTGCTATCTGGGCGGCTGTCATTGATAAGGCAAACAATGTGTTGGCTAATGTGGCAATTCCAATTGCGGTGTTATAAAGCAAAACGGCGCCAGCGATCACACCAATGGCGGCTGCAATAGCAAGCAAAACGCCAGTGTGGGATTGTGCCCAATCACCAAACGCAATGAGGTATGGCATCAGTTTTTCAATAATCGGAATGAGTGCTGCGCCTATGCTTTCTTTAGTTTCGTTTAATGCCACCCCAAGGCGCTTCATGCCACCTTCAGCGGTGGCCGCGGCAGCTGCGGACGCACCACCAAAAGTGCCACCAAGTACATTCATTACGTCATCGAGGCTTGCACCGTTTTTAATCATTGTTGCCATTTCTGGTGACAACGCTTTTAACGCTTTATAATTGCCTTGTTGGGCTTTTGCCAATGCCTCTGCCACAGTGGTTTGGTCCATTTGAAGGCTTGTGCTGATGTCTAGCGTCAGGTTCATTAAATCTTGTGCGGCCTGTACGTCTTTAGTTCCACGCGCGAGTGCGGCCATAGCGGGCCTTAGTTGGTCATCAGCGACACCTGACGCCAAACTCATGGCGCTTATGAAATCTTCAGTTTGTTTGACTTGTTCTTTACTGGCGCCAGTGGTGTTTTCTAATGCGTTGGCTAATAGTGCTTGCCCCGCCTGGTCTTCCATTGCGGCTTGTGTTGCACCTACCAGTGCATAACCAATACCTGCGATTGCGGCGGCGGCTGGTAATGCGGCTTTTTGTAAAGCAAAATTCGTTTTGGCTGATACGCCTTCGAGTTGCCCAAATTGTTTAAGCGCTTTATTTAATCCCTTGCCGTCATATTCGGTGACAATTGGTAGTAGAACGCCCATGTCAGTTACTTTAGTTCTTTTGTTGTTTGTTGCATGACCTTATCGATCAGACCTTGAACCTTGCCTACTACGTCACCTTCGTGGCGTTCGTATGCTGGCCACAAAATGCGTGAAGGTGGACGCAATTTTGAAGATAAACCACGCACCATGTTTGTGCCCTGGGTGGTTGGCACTTTACCTTTACCAGACATATCGACTAGCACGGCTGTAGGTCCAGTGAAACGCAAATAGAAAACGGCAAGGTTTTTTACAAACCCGCCAAACTCTTTAGGTTTTTTACCGCTAACCCCGGCTACCACGGTGTCTTGTACCATGCCCCAGGGCAATAAATGGGCACCGCTTTTAGTTGTCCAGTTTCGTTCAAAACCTGAAATGGGCGCACCCAACGGCACGGCGTTTTGTGCATCACTAATCACGCTGTCAACAATGCTTTTAAAATCTGTGGTAATTGCGCGGCGCGCTTTTTTATCAATTTTGTTTAACGATGCCAACGCTTCTTTTAAACCCACCACCGATATGTCGGCGTTGACACCAGCCATAGTTATTTTCCCTTGTTCGCTTTACTCAAAAGACTAATGACGGTGATCATGTCCCTTGTGTCATACGGTATGTCTCGCGGCCAAAACCCTGTAGCAACCAAAACGGCTGCTAGCTGATGTCGGAAATGGCCGCGTCCGTAGGGTTTACGTCTGTTTGATCTACCGCCTCTATTTCCATGTCAGGGTTTTGTTTCAACCAGTCTTGCCATGTGGCTGGCATCGAGTCACCAGCAATCTTGTAAAGGTGGTATGCCCAACAAACCATGTCTGATACACCAATGCCGCGGCCGTCTGATACCTTGCGGTTTTCGTTTCGTTCCCATTCAGCAATAACCAAAAGATTGGTTGTTACTTCGCGTGGTTCAACACCTGGTTTGGGTGTTACTTTGAGTTTTATTTTCATGGCTGCTTTCTGTTGTCGGGGCCAGTTAGTTGGCCGTGATTATGCTACTGAGTACACACCACCAGAAAAGGTCAAATCCACGGTTGACAACTCACCCAAGGAACCATTTACAACTGGTAGCGACTCTAGGTAGCACCCTGTGAGTGTGAATGTTTTTGTTACGGCACCGTCAGTAACGCTAGCTACCACCGTTGTGGAACTGCCAACTAGTGCGGCGAGTGTTTGGTAAGTCTCACTAGCGGCGTATGAATTGTAAAGAGTCATTGTGACTTCATTAGCAAACAAACCTGCGGTGTAAACGCGCGATGTAGAACCAAACGCCGTTTTTTCCAATTGCTCTGCGGTGTTTGTAAATGTAACGCTTGTTGCCTGATCGAGTAATGAAACCGCATTAACCGTAAGGGTGGTGAGGTTAGATAAAAAAACTGATGTAGCCATATTTATTGCTCCGTTTCGTCTTGTTTAGTTTTATCAGGTTTAACTGTTTTTTTGGTGGATATGAAACCGCCAGCAAGTAAAGCTGCCACGTTGACACCTTCAGGTGGCACAAATTCATCGCCTGGTGTTCCTACTTTGTGACTGACTACTACGTATTTGGTCATGCTCTGGCCGCCATTTCTATTGTGAGTTCGTATGCAGGCATTAAGGTGCCGCCTATATCTATTGACATTGGGCGGCCGTCAGTGATAGCCACATTTTTGGCTAGGACCATTGAGGCCAGGTGTAGCAAGTTTCGTTGGGCGTCTAAGTTGAATGGTCCCAGAGTGAGTACCTGCACTGGAAATGTCATTTTCACAAATGTGTTGGTCATAGCCGGGGTTGTAAAACTTGGTGCGTTAATAAAAATGCACGGCGGTTGAATATTTCGCGGGTCATTCACCACGGTTAGGCCCGTTATTTCTTCAAGTGTTGCAGTTAAATTGTCGAGCGCTTCATTAAACAGGTCTGTATAAACGGTAGGCATTAAGCCACCCGCGGGCGATTAATCCCCAACAGTTGCATGATCATTGGTGACAAACCTTGAATTGGTGCAGTAGCCATTTCATTGAAACTAGAAAACGTATCAATGGAACCGCGCTGGCGATATAACGCGCCGCCATACATGCGAACAGCCAACGTGCAGTCACCGCTAGGGCTTGTTGTCAGGCTGTCGATGTAGCCCGCTTCCTGACGCCTACGCCAACAAAACTGATTGGCTGCACTTGCGCACGCCACTAGAAAATCCTCGTCAGCTTCCGTGGCTGACGCGATACCTAACCAAGTTGCTATATCGTCCCAGGCAATCCAAGTGCAAGTAGGGGTATATGCAATGGTGCCAGATGAAGCGGTGCGTTTAACATTGTCACCCGCTTTGGCGTATAGCACCTGGTTAAGAACAGGCACGTTTAAGTCATACAGCAAGTCACCGTATTGGCTCACCCCAATAAACAAATATTCGGGTAGTGCCCTTACTTCAACAGTGCCGTTAAACGCGGCGTCAACACCTGCCACCACAATGCTTCCACCCACTACCAGTTCGTTGGCAGTGAGTGTTTGCAGTACGGCGTAGTCAGAGACTTTGTAGCGCTCGATTACTTGATATGTGGTCATGGCGTTTGAGCCTTGACCGATTAGTAGTTAACGGCAATGTTCCTGATCATTTCAGGAATGGCGGCGAACGCTGCGGCATAACCGTAGTAACTGAATACGCGGCCCAATGTCTGAGGCGATTCCACGGTCATAATCCCGCGTAGGGCTTGATACGTTTCGAACGCACGGGCCGCATTGGTAATAATGATTGTGCTGTCAGCCAACTGTGGTCCAACAATTGATTGCAGACCCAATGGGTTTTGGCCAGACCATGAAGCAGCTGAACCAGCGCCCAATGTGTTTTGACCTAGCAAACCAGGTGCTGCGATTGCAGGGAATACTGGGCGGTTTTGATCGTCCACCAATTTTCCAACAGTGAACCAGGCTTTTGTTGACATGAACATAGTGTCAACATAAAAGTAGGTGTCTTTTGATGCATCGTAAGCGCACTTGTAAATGCCTTCAAGCAACTGTGCTGGGTCTGTTGTGTCGTTCCACTGGTAACTGTTTGTCGATGCGCCTTCAAGTTCACTTGATGCGTAACCGTCAATTGCCAACATGTATTGGCCTGCAAGGTCTGACAAAATCAAATTGAGCGCCTGGGGGCTAGTGAAATCGATCGATTGTAATGACAAGGTCACTTGGCCCGCGAAGGTCAAGCGATCTACCACATTGTCTGCAATTTCCATTGTGCGCGCGGTGACACCTGTTAACTGTGTCGATTGTTGTCCAGCCAATGTGTGTTGTGCAATTGTTGGGCGAATAAATGACTTACCGTTACCGTCTGGCAATGCTCGCGCGCCAAATGCGTTGAACACAGGGGCCATGTAGTTTAGGTTTTGCACCAATGGTGCCAACACGGGCGTAGGCAAGAGGCCGGGCAAATCGCCCGTAGTTTCATCGCCAGCTGAAAATTCAAATGCGGTTTTGCGCGCGGCCATTGCTTCTTTGTAAGCACGGTTCACATTTGCGAATGTGTCACCGCCCACATGCATTGCCGCCATGTACTCGCCAGGGTTCGGCATTTCAAATTTGTTTTTTACTTGTGCTGGCAATGGTGCTGTTGGCACTGTCGCTTCAACTGGGGCTGGTGTTGGTTCGTTCATGGGTTCGTTCTCCTGTTCGGCTTCTGTTTCTACATTACTTACTTGCTCATCATTTTGGTGGATACTCTCTTTTTCTGTTTCGTTCTCGCTGGCCGCCACCTGCGTTATTTGCGCGCCTGAAAATGCGGGCACGGCAACCATAGAAATTTCGACCCAATCGGCAGCCTGAATGTGCATTACGCCGTCTGAGTCAAACTTAAATTTGGTGGGGTTTACACCAACGCTCACACTGTCCAAAACGCCTGATAATGCAAGTTCCAACGCATCATTTCCCATTGTGGTTTTGGCTATTTGTGCTTCAAAATACATTCCGTCCGCGCCTTCAGTGCGGGCCGTAATTTTGCCAATGGCGGCGGTGCTGTCATGGTTCATGAAAAGTCTTGGTGCCTTGCCCTCGACTGGCAAACTGCCTTTATCAAACATTACGCGGGTGCCGTCACTCACTGTTGCAGTTACACCGTAAGGCACGGCAATGCCCATAATTGTTCGTGTTTGGGTGCCGTCACTTGCGGCAGCTTCAACCGTGATGATGTCGCTATTAAATTTGATCATTCCATTGTGTCCATTTCTGTGTTTGCCATATCTGGTGTTTCTGGTAATTCCATTTCTTCTTCTTGTTCGGTGTAGGCGGGGTCTTCAATATCACCTAAAAAGGTTTCTGCCAAATACGAATTTATATCGAATTTTACGAATGTTCCACGTGGCAAAACTTGATCGCTCGATAATGTTTCTTCCATTGCGCGCATGTATGGGGCAACACCAAAAACGTAAAGGTCAATTCTTGCCTGACTTGCTGTTGAATATTGATAACCACCGCTAGAAATTCCTAGTTGGTATGGCGGGATATTACAGAGCCTGGCAATCTCACCTACTTGGTAGGTTGCTGCTTCCATTAGTTGCATTTTGCTTGGGTCAGTTTTTGTTTCCTGATAATCCACGTACTGGTTTAAAGCCGCTGTCTGGTTTGTCGCGCGCGCCGCGTTAAACGATGCTGCAAGGTCTGATAATTCTTGTGCGCTTAACGGTTCACCACCCGTTTGTTTTAGTACGCCAGCCGGAATTGCGCTGGACGCATTGCGATATCTTGCGGCTTCGAGCTTCAGTGCAGTGTTCACCACGTTTGGTGATTGCAACAAAATGCCTTGCACTGGACTAAGAAACTGCACCACGTCATCAGGGTTTAACAAGTTGCCTTGAAAATACATTGCTTTTGACTTACCAAATCTGACGGCTCCTGGCTGATCTTGTAAGGTCACCATGGCCGAAGGTAGCCTTGTAAAGGCCGCTGGCCTTCCAGTTGTTTTTTCGCGTTCAGTGATGTACCAAAAGGCTGAACCTGTGAAGAATAAATCGTCCAGTGTCCAGCCCATGATGAATGAGTACGGCACGGTTGGGTCTGGTTGTTTTAGCCAACTGCGTGGTGCTAGAGGAATTTCCTCAATGTCTCCGCTTTTTTCGTCCCACATTTCACCAAACATTCGTAATGGTGTTGTGCTAACAACGCTTTTCATTAGATCAATTGAGCGTGAAACCGCGGCAACAGAAACGGCTTTTTGGCGATCATATCCCTGGAAGTAGGACCAATACTGGCCAACCATTCCCGCGCCTGACGGTTCACTAGGTGAAAACATGGCACCAGCCGCGGCAGCTGCTTTACCAGGGGGCGGTGAAATAGCGGCCTTGGATACTCGACTGAAAAATGCCATACGTTTAGTGTGTCACATTCTGTAAGAAATTTGGTGGCATCAGCCTGGTTGTGGGTATCCCGACAAAAGGCACAAACCAGACTGACGCCATGACCACTTTAGCGTGAGGCGCTCACCACCATAGGTTTGCCAGATACTTGGGGTCTTGATGCGAGACAAGCGGCCGTAACTAAACAACGTGCAAGTTCAATTGGTCCAGGTGAGCGTTGGCTCGATAAAACCATGCTGCCTTGTGTGCGTACAGCTACCGCGCGCTGGCAATGTTCAGCCAACATTTCTTCACCAGTGTGTAACAACAATTTTTCTGTAATCATATTTTTTGCAACTGGCGTATATTTCAACAGTTCGCCGTAACCCCAAACAACACGGCGGCGCTCCAGATGTAACGGCCAATGCACGTCCACAGTTGGTGTTATCGCAAATTTTATTGTTGGGTCTTTAGCCAAACGCTCAATTTCAACCAACGCCTGGGCAAATGTATCTACCATAAATTCGACTGTTACTAATGTGCGGCGATCAGGTAGTGAAACGCCACGCACACAGAAATAGCGCGTATCGTCCAAACTTGTTTCTAAAACGCACACACCGCCAGTGGGTATTTCGCCTTCATATTTAAGTTCAGGCCACAACCCTGGAGAAATCCAACCCTTGTCTGAAGCAACCCACAAATTGCAACTGCTCCTCAAAAATTGGGCACGGTCAGGATTTTGGCTTTCAGCAAGGATTGTTTCAGGTGTTAAAAAGTAGCCCAACGCGGGGTTTCCAAATTCCCATGCCTCTGGTGTCATTGGTGAAATATGCGGGGGCGGTGACCATTCCGCAAAATAGAAATTTCCTGTTTTCTTTTCGTCAATCATTCGTAAACCTTGTTCACGCCAGCGCAACATGGCCAGACTTGACTCTGTGCCGGCTGTTGACCACATCGACAAAAGCGGTGATCGTTGGGCGCGTTGTGCTGGTAGCAAACCGCCGTCTATGGCTTCGCGCGATATGTCCCAAATTTCGTCAGCCACAATTAATGCGAGGTTTTGCATACCGTGACCCACTGAAGGATTAGCGGCACGAACAAACCATTTAGAACCGTCAGGCATAATCACCTGGTTTCGGCCATAAGACTTGATCAGGTGCGCGCCATATTTCTTTTCTAAAATTGGGCCTAATTCATCAAACAACATTACGGCCAAGTCAAGGCGGTGGGCTGTAGATAGCACTGTGATTGGTTTGCCACGTAACTTAGGTACCTCGATCAAATACCAGGCAATCAAAACCATTAATGCAGTTGTCTTGCCATTTTGTCTAGCCACACTGCACAAACTGACACGGTTAATTAACGCTGGGCCTTGCGGGTGGTCCCAGTCACCGTCATGCATAAGTTGACCAATTAAAACCCTACGTTGCCAAGGCAAAAGATCAATGCCTGCAAGCTCCAGAGCAAAGGCTCCAAGTTGATCACCATACGATTGGACTCGATCAGGCCACGCCGTTTCCAACCTGGGCAAGTTGTGGTCAATCCTGGCCAGTTCAGGCTGGTTCAGGCTTGTTTCGGATATAGACAAGCATTGGGGCGGGGGCAGTGGGGGGGTGTAGGAAAAAAATTCTGTTTGTTTTGTGTTGTTTTGTGTTCGCATTGCTTCATTGCGGTGGTGTTGGCGTTCTTGATTGATTGCGCCTTTTGTTCGTTGGCCTTTTGCACTGTTGCATCGTCTGCACATGGGTTGCAGGTTGTGTAGTCCGTGGTCTGTTATGCCTGTTTGTATTTCGATGATGTGGTCAACGGTTGTTGCTGGTTGTCCGCATCGTACGCATGGTGGTTGTTCTTTTAGTATTTCTGCCCTGTTGCGTTTGTATTCTGGGTCATTGGTGGTGTGGCCTCTAGGCATGGCTGACGCGCTTCGCTTGTCCTAACGCGGCGCTGGCGCGCCTTGTTGTCGTGTTGTTGTGAGTGTGTTTCATGTCGGGTTTGTCGTTTCTGTTTTGTGTTTGTTTTGTTTAACTGTAGTTGTTGTTTGAAAACCTAATGCAGGTATGCCCACCCACGGGGTTGCCCTAACCCGTTCCCATTGCACTATCTATGACATGTTGTTACTGCCTCGCCTTGGCGCCTTGCCCAACTCATGTTGTGTTGCCTGAGTCGATGCGCGCCAATCAAACCACGTTCCCGTGGATTAACCCCGCGCCATGCGACTGGCGAACGGTCTAATGGTCTGTTATTTATCGGTGCGCGACAATACCACGGCTAAAGCAACCATAAACGCGATTGCAAGCCAGCTGGTACGTGTCATGCGGTTAAAGCCACAATGTATGCCTGGCGCGCTTCATGGCAAATGTTGCACTCACTACGCGCACTGGTGCAAACATCAAAATGGCTCATCATTTTTGCAATGTTTTGCCAGTTAACAGTTTCAACAGGGTTTCTGTAACGCACTAATGCTTCAAGTGCTAACACCAGTTCGTCTTCGAGTTGTTCTACACGCTTTTTAAGTTCGTCACGTTCACGCGAAATTTCCATGCCCAATTTGCGTAATTCTTGTAACTGATCATGTGAACCGTAATTACTGTTGTATCTACTCATTGTTTTTTAGCGCCTCTATAACGCGGGTTGCTTGATCTTGTGTAAGTGTTTCCAATATGACATCATCGACACCTAAAATGTGGTGAATGTATGCCAATGTGCCTTGATCGTCATATTCGTGGCCGCGCGCCAATGACTTTAAATATGCAACGCTTTTAGCGCTGGCGTATCGTTGAGTTTGGACCGGGATTGGCTGATCAAGACGTGCCTCTACTTCATTGCGGCTTGCAATGCTTTTAGCGGACCCACAACCCATATAACCAAGTGCGCGTCCTAGAGCGCTAGTCATTCCCACCATGAATTCTGCATTTTTGGTGTAAGGCGTTTTGCCTGGGTACGGTTCAGCTGCGGTGGCGATTGCTGGTAGCGGGTCTTTTTCATCGCGCCAAACTGAAACAGTGCAGCGGTAGAAATATGAGCCGTCAGGCATGGTCACTATTTCACTTGATGTTTCTTGTATGCGTAGATCAGGCCATTTTTTTAATGCTTCAAGCAAACGGGTTGGCACGTCCACATAGTTGTCGAGATTAAATGCCATTTTCTACCACCACTTCGCAATTCTGAACACTGAGCAACTGTGCGGCTTTTGCAAATTCTTTTGCACCGTATTGGCCGTGAATGTTTTTAGGGTCTGCACAAGTTAACAGCACATTTAGCAACCATTCGCCAGCGTCTAAATCGTCTGGTGAGTAATCGTGCATTGCCACTAACAATGTGACTTTTTGCAGTTGGGTGTTTGGTGTTTCTAC